GTGACACCCTTTGGGGCATTGCGAAAAATGCTGTGGGTGAGAAAGTGGATGTGCGAGAAATTATCCATGACATTATCACCGAGAATGGATTGGAAAATGGATACATTCAACCGGGCATGCATTTAAAAGTAAAGGCGGTGAAACATTGAAGTACAACAAATTAATTGGATATCGCAATATGTGTGGAATGACTCAAATGGATATGGCCAAAATAATCAATTTAAAATCAGCACAAGCCTATGGAGCAAAAGAAAATGGTAAAACACCTTTTACAGCTGATGAAATGAAAGCAATTAGAAATGAAATAAATAGCCGTTTAAATATGGAATTAACTATTGATGAATTGTTTTTTTAGGGATATATGAGTTTTAAAAGAAAAGGTAGTGAAATATTGAAAGGAAAATATAGATACGTTGCCAATGTGATTGCTTGCGTTCCTTTGCTAGTCAAGGTGAGGGCAGACGATACGGAAGAGGCTATAGAGAAGATCCGAAAGAAAGTACATAAACAGTTAGATGTGGAAATCGACAAGATAGCGTTTAGAACATTAGGCAAATTAGATTAAGTATTGAAAGGAGGTGAGAACATGAAACAATGGTATTCCGTAGAGGGTTACGTAAAAATCCCGTTTAATATCGCAGTACGAGGTCGAAACCTTGAAGAAATCTGCGAGAATGCAATCGAAGAGTTGATGGTAAAATACGATTGCGATGCTGAAAATTGCATGATTGATTACGTAACGGAGGAATAAAAAAAGCCCTCAAAACTGAGGGCCACCGCTCCTAAATAAGGAGCAGAAATATGACTACAGTCATTATAGCACACATTAAGTAATTACACTAGGGAGGAAATGCATGAAGTTATACGAGTTAGCAGAGAATTATCAAGAAGTAGCCACAATGATGGATCAAGTAGAAATTGGGTCGGAAGATTGGCAGACAATCCAAGATACCTTGGAGGCCATCGATGGTGAGTTCGATATCAAGGTACAGAATATCTGTGCATTAGTAAAAGAATACAAGTACAACGTTGAGATGGTCAAAGCTGAAAAGAAACGGCTTGATGAAGTGGCAAAAGGCTATGAGAATAAAGCGACATGGCTAGAATCCTACTTGCAAGAACAGTTAGAGAAAACAGGCAACCTAAAAAGTACTATGTTATATGGTCCACATAAAATGACGTACCGCAAAAGTGTATCTACAGAGGTAACAGATGTAAACGCATTACCTATTGAGTTCATTAAAACAAAGGTAGAGGCGGATAAGACCGCTATCAAAAAAGCATTACAAGATGGTGTAGTAGTAGCTGGTGCAAGACTGGTTGATACAACATCATTCAAGGTAACAATCGGAAAGGAAGATAAATAATGCAAGCAATGAACATCTATCAATCATTGAACTATATCCAATCTAATTTGAAAGCACCGAAAGGACAATTCAATTCGTTCGGTAAATACCATTACCGCAGTTGCGAGGACATTTTAGAGGGGGTAAAACCTCACTTGAAAGAAACGAAAACATGCCTTGTGATTAGTGATGAAATCGTCACAATTGGTGAACATAACTACATCAAGGCAACAGCTACGTTATATGGTGCAGATGGTGGAGCGGTGGCAAACAGTGCCTTTGCTAAAGAGCCGTTAGAAAAGAAAGGCATGGATCCATCACAAATTACGGGTGCTACATCAAGCTATGCAAGGAAATACGCGCTGAATGGGTTATTCTGCATAGATGACACCAAGGACGCAGATACAGACGCATACACGGCTAATACAGTGAAAACAAAGACACAAACGAAAGAACCTGCTAAACCAGTAGAAACAAACACAATGCGGGATAAGAGAATTAGACAAGAACATGCCGATATTGTTAAGAAGATGATGGCTGTGAAGAAAATCACAAACCAACAAATTTGCCAACAAATGGAATCGATGTTCGGAACACGTAACTCCACCGAGATAAGTAATCAGCAAATGAAAGAGTTAGCTGATTGGATTACCGCTTATGAAGTGGCAAGTTAATAGCTTGCAGATACTCAAAACTCCAGCGGGGGCGATGATATGCATTCCTGCTGGGGTGGAGGTACTCAACCAGATCCAACAAGACAAGAAATATAATATAGAGCTCAAGCTACACCGTGAAAGACGGTCACTGACTGCCAACAGCTATTGTTGGGTACTTTGCCAAAAGATAGCCGAGGAGTTATCCAAGAACGGTGTATATACGAGCCGTGAAGATGTGTATAGGCAGGCGATAAAAGGTTGCCAAGCCTTTACACCATTACCCATCAAAGTGGATGCCGTAGAGCGATTTATGGAGATATGGCAATCGAATGGGATAGGGTGGATCGTTGAGGATGTAGGGAATAGCAAAATAAATGGATACAAAGTAGTACATGCCTATTATGGCAGTAGTACTTATGACACTAAGGAAATGGCAAGGCTTATTGATTGCCTAGTATCTGAGGCGATTCAATTAGGAATAGAAACAAAGACAAAAGAAGAGGTCGAAAGCTTATTACAAGATTGGGAGGCGATGGATGAACAAAAGCAAAGCGGATGACGAACGATTATACAAAAGAACAAGGAAATGGGCGATAGAACGTGATGAGGGGTTGTGCGTATTATGCCAAGCACCTGCTACGGAAGTACATCATATTCTGTTTAGATCTAGGGGCGGTGACAGTCGATTATCTAACCTAGCATGCCTATGTAGGGAATGCCACAACATGGCACATGGTAGTTACCATGAAGAAGTTTATAAAACATTAAAGGAGCGAATCAAATGAAACGAGATCAATTAATTAAATTCATGATTGCACAACGAATTAAAATGTACGAATCAATACAAGCATATGGATATGAATATAAAGTCAAAGAATTACAAGAAGTAATTGATATTATCGATGGATTAGCACGATTAGAAGAAGAGGATACACAAGCCATTTCATTGGATCGACTCATGGAAATATTGCTGAACAGCAAAGACGACGAAGATACAGAAGAATAATATGGGCTATATTGATGAGATTAATGCTTTTCAACAATGGCTACTGACTGCAACCAATGTTTCTGCAACCGATATAGCGTTATGGTATGCATTAATGCATTATAACAATACAACTGGTTGGAAACGAGAGTTCAATGTGGCCATTAAGACGTTGGAAGTTTCTACAAAATGTACGAAACCAACTGTGATAAAAGCAAGAAATAAACTCAAACAATTAGGTTTAATAGATTTTATTAGTCGAGAGGGAAACCAATCAGCAATATATAGAATGATTCCATTTAGAAATCAATTTGAGTTAAATAATTTTACTCAAATGGATACGCAATCGTATACGCAAATGGATGCGCAACCGTATACGCAAGTGGATACCATACATAGACTAGATAAGACTAGACTATTATCTACTAATACTAACGTATTAGTAGAGGGGGAATCACCACCTAAAGCAGAAAAGAAGAAAGCAACGAGGAAAGTATTTGTCAAACCTACTCCATTGGAAATACAAACCTACGTTGATGAACAGAATCTGCAAATAGATGCAGAGCGATTCTTTGATTATTACGAGGGCAACGGCTGGAAAGTCGGAAAGAATCCTATGAAAGATTGGAAAGCGACTGCGAGGAATTGGAGTAGACGTAATGAAGAGAATGGAGGTGAATATAATCAACGTACAAGAGTTACTACAAAAAATGAACCCAAAACCGATGAATATGCCGACCTCTATTTATGATGAAACTGAACTCCGTGAGTATCTACGAGCAGATAAGGTGGAGTTAGTAGAGGGGGCGACTGAACGGCCTATCTTTAGTATTAGAGCGAATCAGTACATTGAAAGTAAGCGAATCTGTAGCAAATGCACGGGCGGTGAGGGTTGTCGAACCAAAGGGATAATGACACGCATGCATGAAGATGGCGAATTGTATGTGTTGAAATGTGGCTTATATGGGTCGTGGCGGAATCAAAAGAATCTAGAGAAAGTGAATTTGAGGGCAAACATTCCTAGAGCCTATGCAGAAACCACCCTAGAAAACTACGAAAAATGTACCGTAGAGGGTGAGAAAGCACATGCCTATATGATTACACTACCAACAATGAAAGCACGCAAGGAGCGTACATATTCGGTACTAGTGGATTAGGCAAAACACATCTTGCCATTGGATTACTTAGGAAGAAGATGGAGCAAGGCAAAACAGGTGTATTTGTGGTAGTGCCTGAACTCATGGAAAGTTTGCGGAGATGTCTGCGAGAGAATGGTGATGACTTTGAGATACTGCAAGCACTGTACAATGTCGATTGCCTAGTATTGGATGATCTAGGGGCGGAGAAAGCCACCGAATGGGTGGCAGAACGGCTGTACCTTGTAATCAACCAACGGTATTTGAGTAACCGCATGACGGTGATTACTAGTAATTGTACTTTGAAAGAGGTTGCTGAACGATTAGGGGAGCAAGGAAAACGAATTACATCGAGGGTACTAGAAATGTGTAAAATCATTCGACTAGTAGGGGATGATTACAGACGATTAAAGGCGAAAGGATGAAAATAATGGCAGACAACGTAAAGAATCCATCATATTACAATCGTGGAAAAATTGAGGTGTGGGAGTTCATCGAGGATCAAGACCTTGATTACCATACAGGGAATGCGATCAAGTATATTGCAAGAGCAGGATTCAAAGACCCATCGAAAGAGGTGGAGGATTTGCAAAAGGCAGTGGCATTTTTGGAACGAAAGATTAGGCTTTTGAGTTTGACAACCATTGAGTCTGAAACAGGAATGGGAGCCGAAGAATTTATACAATCACTCACATGGGAGCAAAAAGAGTATTTAGATGGACAATATAAATTCAGAGAAGAGATGTTGGTACATTTCATTGATAAACACAACAAACATAAAACAGAAAAAACAAAACAAGATTGCTTAAATTGGTTTTATTGTTTATTGGATTACATCAATTTATTGAGAGACCCACGATTATTCGATAAAGCACGTGAGTTAAAACAAAAAATGAAAGATGCTGAAATCTTTTAAAACAAAAGGAGCAGAAATATGGCGAAAAAACAAACATGCATTGATTGTGGCAAACAGTTCTTGCCGAAGTACAACCACATTGAACGGTGCGAGGAATGCGAACGGATCCACCGTAAACAGAATTTGACGATTGGCCAAGTGTTGATTTTGCAAGGAATGGAGCAGAAAATTGAGGAACAGCGAGTGCGAGATGGCTATTACCCTTTTACACATACATGCGTAGTGTGTGGCAAGAAATTTGGGAATAATAGAAGTAATTCAACGACTTGCAGTGATAGATGCAGGAGAAAGAATCGATATGCAAAAGCGGTGGCAAGGAAACAAGCACAGAGCATGCAGGCTCATGCATAAGAAATTCGATAGCAAGTACTGGAGGCGAATCAGTGAATACAGAACGTAAAATCAAGACAGAATTATATTGCGATAACTTTCAAAACTATAAACGGTATGGGATCCCTAAAGCACAATTAGTGATTGCAGATATCCCCTATAATTTAGGCAATAACGCATATGCTAGTAATCCGATGTGGTATAACGGCGGAGATAATAAGAAAGGCGAAAGTAAATTAGCAGGCAAGGCATTTTTCAATACAGACCACAATTTCAATATTGCCGAGTATTTCCACTTCTGCAATCGGTTATTGAAGAAAGAACCGAAAGAAAAGGGCAAAGCACCTTGCATGATTGTATTCTGTAGCTTTCAGCAAATGCCGATGGTTATTGCCTATGCAGAAAAGCATGGATTTAAAAATTACATTCCGTTATTCTTCATCAAGAATTATTCATCACAGGTGCTAAAGGCAAACATGAGACCAGTAGGAGCAACAGAATATGCGTTGATACTCTACCGTGACAAATTACCGAAGTATAACAATAACGGGAAAATGCAATTTGACTGGATGGAGTGGCGAAGAGATAAAAAGAAAGATGTGCCAAAAGTACACCCCACTCAAAAGCCTACAAATGTAATTAAGCGATTGATTGAGTTGTTTACAGATAAGGGCGATGTGGTTATAGATCCAGTAGCAGGAAGTGGGGTTACACTGCGATGTGCTAGAGAGTTAGGGCGTAGCAGTTATGGATTTGAAGTATCCAAAGAGTTTTACAATAAAGCGGTCAATGAGATGTTGGACATTAAGGAGTGGCAAGATCCGTTATTTTAAAGGAGCAGAGATATGAGAAATGACATCGCACAAGAGCATGACAGAATCATTGGCGAATGTGTTACAGAATTAAATGACATGTTATACCATGTGCACATATACATTCCTAAGGTGATTATGGAATTGGATAACGAAGAGGCGAAAGAGTGGGCGAAAGAAAATGATGAGGAAGAAATACCACCAGTGGTGTATTCGGATTTGGTGATAGAATCCATAAGAGCGAATTTAGACTTAGCAAGCCAAATTATCTTTTATATTCAAAGCACGGAATATGCATGGGGTCACAAGAAAACAGTGCCACGGCTTATGGTTGTTGCTAGTTTGTTAACCTGTTGCATTGTCCTATTAGAAAATAATATAGATGTTGAAGAATATGCAGGGGTATTCGTTAAGCAGTTGAAGTATGTACGTGAGATGGTAAGACATCATATTAATAATTTATGGGGGTGACAATGTGAAAGTAACATCCACCATGATATTAAAATTGACAGGATTACAGAAACAATTATTATACGATTGCACAAAGAGATGGGCGTATTATACAAGCAGTAAAAAGCCTAAGAAACGAATTATCGGAATAGATAAGGCAGTTGATTTGGTAATAATGGGATTAATTAGGAAGAATAATGCAAAGAAAATGTAGATCCTGCGGTGCACTATTCACAGTAGGTGGCGAGTGCCAAGATAGATGTAAAGGATGTATCGATGGAGTACCGAAAGAGGGGCGGATGGTGTTGGGATATACACCACCGCCTAAGGTGGAGGAAATCGAAGAACAGCCGATAGAGGTTGAGAAAGAATACACTGCTCCGAAGTATTGGAAAACATGCGTGGAGTGTGGTGCAATATTTGGAACAGACAGCCATAAAGCGTTAGCATGTTCTAAAGAGTGCAAAGTCAAAAGAAACATTCGATTAACTAGAGAACGCATAGGACCAACACCCACACGCATTGTGAAGTGTGGAGAATGTGGGAAAGAGTTCGAAACGACAAGAAAAAATAAAAAGTATTGTTCGGTAAAATGCTTAACCAAAACAAAAAGCAGAAAGTAAGGAGAAAACATGAAGGTAAAAATTAATAAAATGAAGTTATATGAATTTAGCTGGAATGCATTGTATGTATCGAAACAAGCATTTAATGTGGCGGTAAAATGTGATTATCATGAGATGGACAAAAAATCAAAGGCCTATGCGGTATATATGATTTGCACAGAGATTTATGATGTAGTGCCAGTAATTGAAAGCGAAATGGATTATTTGCATCACACAATGGCTTATAATTCTTTACGATTATTGTTAGATAGTATGTTCATTGATAAGAAACAATATCATGCAGAAGTATTAGACGCATGCGAGGATTCTAGCAAAGCATGGGAAGCATTTTATCGAATGAAATATATTCTTGATAATTTTGAGAGTCATTTATTCATTAAATAAGGAGTAGTATTGATGAAGGTAAAAATTAAGAAAACACATCCCAATGGGAAGATTCCGACATATGCCACAGATGGATCTGGTGCATTCGATTTTTACAGTGCAGAGGATGTTAAGGTTGGAAATGGACAAGTACGCAATATAAATCTAGGTGTGGCAATGGAGATACCACAAGGACATGTATTGCTGTTGTTTCCACGTTCGAGCATCGGTATAAAAACGTGTTTAAGAATGGCAAATAGCGTAGGGGTAATAGATAGTGATTACCGAGGAACAATTCATGCCATGTATGAGAATATTTTTTGCGTACCACACCATATCAATCAAGGTGACAGAATAGCACAAGGAATTATCGTACCTATTCCAAAAGTAGAGTTTGAAGAAGTAGAAGAATTATCGACCACTGAACGTGGCGAGGGTGGATTTGGCAGTACTGGAGTATAGACATGACAGAGGAAGAGATTAAACAAGCGAAAAAAGAACTGAACGAACTCACGTTAACTTTGGCATATTGGCAAGGTGATATGGGTGAGGAATTTATAGATGTACAAGATACAGCATATACAGTATTGGATAGGTTACAACCACATATTGGTGAAGAAGAATATTTTGAGTTAGAAGATTATTTAAGACAAGCGGTAGTTTTTGAACCGTAGAGGTATGCATTGAAACGAAGATATTTAAACAGTAGGAACAAGCAAAACGTATTATTGCTAGCTTGTATGAACCAAGAGGCAAAGAACATTGTCGAATCTTTCAACCTTGTTGGTGAATGGAAACGTAAGGCAAATACGATTGCCACGTTTGCGGAAAAGCTGATGTACCATGTGCTTAAAGATTTAGATGAGGAACAACGAAAGCAGTTAACAAGGTTAGTTAGTCATTATGAGGTTAAGACAGTGCAGACATGATGAACACATTGCGGATAGCTTGCGATTTTGTATATCTGAATGAGTACATAAACAAGGAACGGCAGAATAAGTATGTGGCTGCTAAAATCAAGGATGATTTGACAAACCAAGTTATGTATCAATGTTTGCAGAGCAGATGGATCAGACCGAAAGGCAAGGTTGATATGCTATTCAAGTGGCATGTAAAGGGTAGGCATGATAGCGATAATATAGCATTTGCCAAAAAGTATGTATTAGATGGCATGGTAAAAGCTGGAGTACTAGAAAACGATAATCCGAAATGTGTTAGGCATTTAGCAGATTATATTTACAGAGATTTACATAAGTCAGAAACTGACTGGGTAGAAGTTATATGGGAGGAAACAAACGATGAATAATGTACAAGTGATGGGGAACTTAGCAAAAGATGTGGAATTAAGATATACGCAAACAGGAAAACCAGTAGCCACATTCACCGTAGCTGCTACAAATGTATACAAGGATCCGAATGGCGAGGCTAAAGAGTTAACCTCATTCGTGAATTGTGTAGCATGGGGCAAGCAAGGGGAATACATGAGTCAGTTCATGAAAGGCCAGAAAGTATTCGTACAAGGGCGATTACAAACACGTTCATACGAGGTCAAGGATGGAACAAAGCGATATGTGACAGAAGTTGTTACAGAGTTCTGCACGGGGCAGGAAAACACACAAGCACAAGGTGGGAATTTTGACAGCATGGCCTTGGGAGCGGACGATAACCCATTTATGTAATTAAATAGTTAGGGATGTATACGAAGAACCACCCTATCAAATGATGGGGTGGTATTCGTGCGTGTTATGGCAAAGGAGCGGTACATGGAATTAAGTAAAAAAGAGCAACGAGAATGGGCGAAAGCAGAATTAGGCAAATTGTGGGAGATACGAGAGGAAGGCAAATGGGCGAGCTATCAGATTAAAAAATTAGAACGAGAGATGGGACCAAGGGAACTAAATGGATCTAGCCTAAGCGGAGAAGGTGGTGGTGGATTCCAAGCACCGACAATAGAACAACTAAATAAATTACAGGAATTATATGACCAATTAGAAGAGTATAAACAACGGTCAATAGAATTAGAGTTGCAGACATTACGAATCATTGATAAAATTGATGACGGAATATTAAGAGTGATATTGAAACGAGTATATATAAGTGGGCAACGATTGAGACATATGTATAAAAGCATAACTCCATCGTATCAGACGGTTAAAGGGTGGCATTTACAAGCATTAGAAGAGTTTTATAGAAAAGCGAATGAAATTTGAACCCGAAATATACCTAAATATACCTAAATGTACCTAAATATACCTATCAAGTGTGATATAATATAAAATGTAATAAGTGGGAACAGTTGGCACAGTTGGTACAGTTGGTACTCATAAATTACACTTCCTTTCAGTAAAATATATATTCAACCGAAAGTAGCATTATCCATTAGCTGGGATAGTGCTATTTTTGTTAAAAAATAAAAAACCTCCTAATATACCAATATTTATAGAATACAGGTTGACGTAATCAATGATGTATAGTATAATACTAAGTATAGAAAGGAGGTGAACATGTGATAGAAGTAAAGAAAGAAACGTTGGAAAGTATAGTGTTGATGCTAACAATAATCAAAATACTATTTAAACCAACAAAAAAGCTCTACAAAATCATTAAGAAAGCCACCAAGCGATTAATGAAAAAGTAGAGCACAATAACTGTAAAGAGGGCGAAAGCCCTCGATACAGTTTAATTCTATCACATATATTTTATGAAAACAATAATTATGGCTGTAATTTATGTGGCAACCCTTATCGCCATTTTATTAATGGATGAGGGAATGCAATGGCTAGATTGGGCGTATGGTGTAGCAGGTGGATATATTGCAACCAAACTATACTCCACCCTAAAGGAGCGAAACAATGCCTAGAGGTGGAGCACGAGCGGGTGCAGGTAGACCATTAACAGGTGGAGAGTTAAGAAAGCAACGCCAATTAAGAGCTACAGAAGAAGAATGGCAAATCATAAGAGAGTTTTCTCAAATCTTGAAAAAGGATAAAGAAAGAGCCAAACGGATGTTAGAAACAGAATAGTAACAAGGACGCTTAGAAATGGGCGTCCTTTTGTATTGCGTGAAAGGTGGTGAGGGTTTGACTAAAATAGCATATTGCAAGAAACAATGCTTGAATAACAGGCACGGCGTATGTATTGCTAGTGACATTATATATGATGGTCGTTGCCAAACTTTCACAACACCAAACGACAGCATGCGTGCAGATGTGCATATGGTACACCGTGTACATGGAAAGATTAAATCGAAGAAAGGGCAGATATTACGATGAATATTGTAGAGTTAAGCATTCAAGATCTGGTGCCGTATGAGAACAACCCACGGAATAATATAGAGGCCGTGGAGTATGTGGCGAATAGCATTGAAAAGTTCGGCTTTAAAGTGCCAATCGTGGTAGATACAAATAATGTGATTGTCGCAGGGCATACACGATATATGGCGAGCAAGAAGTTAGGACTGGAGACAGTGCCGTGTATTGTGGCGGATGATTTGACGGAAGAGCAAATAAAAGCATTCCGATTAGCTGACAATAAAGTATCAGAGATTGCCACATGGGATGATGAATTGTTGGCGATTGAGTTAAGCGATATTGTCGATATAGACATGGGCGATTTTGGGTTTGAGTTAAATGGTTTAGATGATGACTTTGAATCACAAGAAGATGAAAAAGTGGATTTAAAAAGCAGATATTTAGAAGTGCCAACATCAGTGCTTAATACCAGAACAAAAGAGTGGCAAGATCGGAAAAAAGCGTGGGTGGCAAAAGGAATTGATAGTGGTTCAGGAAGAGATGAAATAAAAAAAGGAACATTAGCAAGCATATCTTCATCTATTCCAAACTATTATTATGCAAAAAAAGATGCAGAAAAAAAGGCAGGCAAAAAGTTATCTAACGAAGAATTTGAAGAAAAATGGCTAGAATATTACATCCCCAAAAATACAATGTTAAAACAAAACAATGACGGGCATATGGTTTCCATTTTTGACCCAGTTCTATGTGAGTTAATGTATTACTGGTTTGGATTTAACGGAGCTAAGGTCATTGATCCATTTAGCGGAGGTAGTGTACGTGGTATAGTTGCACATGAATTAGGGCTGCAATACACGGGTATAGATATAAGAAAAGAACAAGTAGAAGCCAACATTAATCAATGGAATCAATACATAGATTTTAAAGAAAATCCAATGAATCCCCCTAAATGGATAGAGGGGAATAGTGAAAATATTAAAGACTTAGCTATGGGCAAGTATGACATGATAATGTCATGTCCTCCTTACGCAGATTTGGAGGTATATAGTGATAATCCCGAAGATATATCAACAATGAAATACGATGATTTCTTGCAAAGTTACAGAAAAATTATAAAAAACACGGTGGACATGTTGGATGAAGATCGGTTTGCTGTTTTTGTTGTGGGTGAGGTAAGAGGGAAAAAGAAGGGTGGGGGATACGATAATTTTGTATCTGACACTATACAGGCTTTTATTGATGCAGGAATGATATATTATAACGAAATTATTTTAGTCAATGTTATGGGAAGTATTCCAATGAGGCTAAATAAACAATTTTGTTCAGGCAGAAAAATTGGTAAAGTACATCAAAATGTTCTTGTGTTTTACAAGGGAGATGTGAAAAATATAAAAAATATCTATAAAGAAATTTCTGTAAAAGAAATTGAAGAAACCCTTGAAGAATAACCTATTTTACCTTAAGCTTAAGCCATAACAAGAACGGTATTTAGCTGGAGGTAATTATGGAAGAGTTAAAAAATAAAGCGTTTGATGCAAGAGTAAGTTATAAAAATGGTTTTATCACAAGAACAGAGGCTAAGGAGTACATTCAACCTTATATAGATATGTTCAACAAAAAAAGCAAAGAGATAGCAAAAAAATATGGAATGAAACCTAAAACAATTACTATGGCTGGATTTTTAAGATAATTATGGAGGGTTAAATGGCAAACAGAAAACGAGGTCGACCGTTAAAGGAAATAGATAAACAACAATTTGAAAAGTTATGTGGCTTGCAATGTACTCTAGTAGAGATTGCAGGCTTTTTTGATTGCAGTGAGGACACTATAGAACGATGGTGTGTACGAAACTACAAAATGAAATTTGCGGAGGTATATAAAACGCATTCACAGCAAGGCAAAATTGCACTACGCCGTTATCAAATGAAGTTAGCGGAGAAAAGTGCTGCCATGGCTATATTCTTAGGAAAGCAATTACTAAGCCAACGAGATTATAGCGAGGTCGAGGTAAAAGCTGACATCAACAACCCATTTGATGGGGTAAGTACCGAAGATATTAAGAAGTTGATAGGCGAGTAGTAAACATTTATATATCGTTGCCAAAGAATGGGGGTGAGATGGATGCAAGTTGATAACAGAATCATAAGACAGGGACGAATTGAGTTAGCAAGGCGAGAGTTTTTTTATTTTTGCAATTTGTTAGCACCCGATTTTTATAAAAAGGAAAGAATTTATCTAGTGGAGTTGTGCAAGGATCTGCAGGAGTTCTATGAAAGTAATAAAAAGGTGTTGATTATTAACTTGCCTCCATAGCTTAGGCACGGAAAGAGCAGAACGGCTCAAATGCTAGTCAAGTGGATACTAGGCACACATCCACATGAAAAGATAATGACAGGGAGTTATAACACCACATTATCAACCACATTTGCAAAGAATGTTAGAAATGATATTCAGATGATTAAGGCAGACAAAGATGTAATCGTATACAGTGACATATTCCCCAATACACGCATTAAACGTGGTGATGGCAGTATGGATATGTGGAGTTTAGAGGGCGGTTATAACAGCTATCTTGCTACATCTCCAAGCGGTACTGCTACAGGCTTTGGTGCTAGTTTACTGATATTGGATGATATCATAAAGAACGCAGAAGAGGCTTATAACGAGAACGTAAAGGCTAAGCATTGGGATTGGTTCACTAACACTATGCTTTCACGGTTAGAAGAGGGCGGTAAGATAATAATCATCATGACACGATGGGCCAGTGACGATTTAGCAGGGCGAGCGATAGAGCACTTTGGAGAACGAGCTAAGGTGATTACTATGAAAGCCCTACAGGACGATGGCACGATGTTGTGCGATGAAGTATTAAGCCGTGATTCATACCGAGATAAGGTATCGGCTATGGGCGAGGACATAGCAAGTGCGAACTATCAGCAAATACCTATCGACCTCAAGGGGTGCTTGTATAGTGGCTTTAAAACATATGATACATTACCACCGTTTGAATTGATTAAAACTTATACGGATACCGCAGACCAAGGGGCAGATTACCTATGCAGTATTACGTATGGGGTATATAAGAACGAGGGATACATACTTGATGTGATTTATACGAAAGAATCAATGGAGACTACCGAACCACAGGTGGCAAGGACAATCTATGAGTACAATGTGGCGATTGCTGACATCGAAAGCAATGGCGGTGGTCGTGGATTTGCTAGAAGTATAAGGCGGATACTGGAGGAAGTTTACAACAGCAACCGCACAAAGATAGTTGCCTTTCATCAGTCGAAGAACAAAGAAAGCCGTATATTATCGCAAGCTACATGGGTTATGGATCACATCTATATGCCTATGGATTGGCAGGAACGATGGAAAGACTTTGCAAAGGCAATACTACGCTTTCAACGAGAGGGCAAGAACGAACATGATGACGCACCAGACGCATTGACGGGGGTTGCGGAGAAAATCAACGCACCTACATTGCGTAGTGGTCGAGTGAACTTATATTAAGGGGTGAGATAATGGCAGATAGAGTAAACGAGCAAACGGTGAAAGTCGATGAGTATACACTGCTCCGAGATGCCTATCATGGGAATGGTATATTCAGCCATGGAAAGGGCATACAACAGCATGCAAGGGAGAGTATAGACAATTATATTAAGCGTCAATCTTTAGCGTATTATTGGAATTATACAAGGCCAGTAGTGGATGCTACTGTAGATCCGATATTCAAAGATGAAATCAAGCGAGATTGGAAACAAAACAAATTATTCCCACTATTTCTTGAGAATGCAGACCATGCAGGAACAAGGCTACAGGAATATATGAGACGTGTTGCAGTCATGGCTAAGTTATTCGGAGTTGTATATGTGTTAGTGAATAACACAGATGATGTGGCTACGACTCTACAGGGGGATATTACGAATGAGAACTATCCATTCGTTACAGAAATATTGCCAAGTGATGTGGAGTCGTGGAAGTTAGACGAGAACGGAGTAATCCTTGAATTTGTATTCCGCCAAGTAGGAGAGTTTACAGAGGCAGGCAAGCAATACATCTACCATAGATGGGACAGGGAAACATGGTCAACCCATAAGACACTAACCATGAATAATGACGATGTGATACATCAAGGTGTACATGGTTTAGGTGTAGTACCTATCGTGCAGTGGTTCGGACGTGCTACACCTCCGAATGTGATTAAACCTCCGAGTGAGTTCATTAGTATTGCACAAACGAATTATTCACTCTACCAATTATGCTCATGGCATACTCAACTATTGGTAGACCAAGCATTTAGCATTCTGACATTTCCAGATGATGGGAATATGACGGATAATTTGACGATAGGGACGGATAATTTATTGGCATATCCTGCAGAGAGTGCCAAAGCACCTGCTTTTATTTCCCCCGATGCCTCACCTGCTAACATGCTAACTGACCAAATGGACAGACATATTCAAGAAATCTATCGCATGAGTGGCATGGATAGTGTGGTAGGGGTTCAGACCGCAAAAAGTGGTGTAGCTAAGCAATGGGACTTTCAACGAATTAACCAACGATTGGCAGACTTTGCCGTACAATGTGAGAGTGCAGAACGCAAGATAGTACAATTATTTGAACTATGGACAGGTGAGACAACAGATTTCACGTGTGAGTATCCTAGAGATTTTAGTATCAACGATGTAACGGAATCGCTAGGGCAAGCACAATCTGCTATCGATTTGAACCTTGGATCCAATGCTTTCACAGTAGAGGTAGCCAAGAAAGTACTAGAGGCTTATATGCCTAACATCGAACCTGATATATACGATACTATCGTGAAAGAGGTTGAAGAAAGTACGGCTCAAGCTAAACAAGATAGCGAGTACAGTAATCTATTGAACCATGCTAGTATGTTACAAGCATTAGGCGGAGATGACGAGGACGATGGACAAGACAAGCCAAAAGATAGACACCTTAATTAGTGGGTTCAAGAGCGTTGTTGCGTATCTGCTGACACAAGGGTTTGATGTGAACAGTGCTATAGATGAGGCATACAAGCTATATCCCGTTATGGATGGCATGAAAGAGTCAATCGTTGATGATATGGTGAAAGCCTTTACAAGTGGTTACATCAATGCAGGTGTGGCGGTAGGAGTCGATACTGGTACTATTCCATATACTAGTGAATCCATATCTACTGCCATGAAAAAGGCCTGGGCGAAAGACGATTTAAATCTATCTACAAGGCTACATACAAGAGGGCAAGCCGTACGTAAGGAAGTAGGCGACATACTCAAGGCGACCATTGGCAAGGGTAATACTAACAAGAAGATAGCGAGCGAACTATTCAACAGAGGTGTGATTGATAGGGCTGATTTGCCACAATTTATGGATCAAGTGGCAAAATTGCCTATAGATACCACAGCAGATGAAAAACGAAAGCTATTACGCAAGGTACAAAGGCAAGTAAGCAAGCGAACCACCGCAGGGCTTAGGGCAGGATATAGTGAGGTCATAAAGGCGGTAGAGGGTGACAACCAACAAAAGCTAGATAAAGCAATAGAGATTGCCACGGAAGAAAAGACACGATACCATGCGGAGAGGATAGCACGTACAGAGACCGCAAGGGCATATGCAGATGGTCAAGTATCTAGGTACAAAGATGATGATGACATAGTCGCCTTTCAATGGAAATTAGGCACTAGGCATCCAGTATTTGATATTTGCGACTTTTACGCAAATGCAGACCTATATGGCATGGGTAAGGGTGTATTTCCTAAGGATAAAGTACCAACGTTGCCAGCACATCCGCATTGTATGTGTAGGCTCAAGCCTATCGTTGATGGCATGATTGATAATTCGACACCTAAGGAGAATATCAATGATGGTGGTATGGATCTGTTGAAATCTTTATCAGTGAAAGAGCAAGAACGGCTATTAGGTGTACACGGTCGAGTAGCAGTACTTGAGGGCAAGGCACGATGGCAAGACCACCTACGAGGGTGGGATAATGGAAAGTTCGAGGTAAGGACACCGAAAAGAGACTACAAACGCTTGAAAGAGGGCGTGAAAGGTGTTAAGATGAAACCAAAAGACCCTATTTTATCTAAAATGAATGAAATTGATTTGAATACGGCGACGTTAGAAGATGTTTTGAAGTTTGGCAAAATGATAGATGACAAATTTCGTATTGGTGAAATGTTGGGCGACAAAGATAAAATCAAGGAAATTTTAGGGCAGTATAGGACTTTCGGAAACGTTTTGGAAAAAAGCCATATTCAAGGGAATAGGGAGATTGCAAAGATATTGCATGAAACGTTCGAATATTACCCATCAGATTGGGGCAAATATGTTATCGAAAATAACCGAAAAATAATGGCTAGAAAAGTTAACAGAGGGTTCTTCTCATCTGCAGGCGTTAAAAATAGTGGCAAAATTGATGACAAATTAAAAGGTGACCCTATAACAGATTGGGTCACAATTGCTATGAATGGAAAAAGGGTAACCACTCCGTTCCATGAAATTGGTCATATGGTTGAGTTTTTTAATCCAAATGCATTGAAACTTTCAAAAGAGTTTTTAAAAAAACGAACAGCAGACGAAGATTTTGTAAGAATGAAAGACTTATTCCCATTCCATGGTTATAATGAAAGAGAGATTACCAAAAAAGATAATTTCATTACACCATATATAGGCAAAGAGTATGAAAATGCAAGCGAGGTGTTAAGTGTTGGATTAGAATCGATATTCGAACCATGTGATGGGAAAGAATATGTTGAAAGTGTAGGATCTAAGATTCGTTATAAAAAAATCAATGAAGATCCTGAACACCTACACTTAACATTAGCGATGTTGTTATTAGCATAAGGAGAATTATGAATTACGAAGAAAAGATAGCGGAGTTATTAAAAAAGCATGATTTTTGGGCGAATAAGTATAAAGGCATGTTTGGTGAAGAATCGTTGGATTGGATTCATACCTTTGAACCATTAAATCCATCTCCTACAGAGGTAGAAGAGGGCATTAAAATGTTAAAAAATGCCATCGATAAAAATGAACCAATACCAAATCATGAACCTGAAATAGAATTAATTTATTAACCACTTGCACTAGTAAGTGGTTTTTTCATGCACAAATTAGGAGGAACAATGTTAAGGTTATTACTCACGCAAATACTGTTCATATGTTTACAAAATGGTGGGTATACAGAAATGCCATATTATATCTTGTTTGCACCGCTCTATATAGGATTAGCGATTGGAGTCTTTGCGTTGATATGCGTGCTGTGTGGTGCTGTATGCATGGTGGTGAATGAGGTTAAAAAATGATGGAATACATAGCAATTATGCTTTATGCCACATGGGTTATGGCATTCATCGTATTGTTGATGTTGCTATACGCTTGTGTGGTCGAATGGAAAGAAACACGAGCCGAGGTCAAGCAACGTCAAGAAGATTGTCGATACAATCATGAGTCGATAATCAATAAATTAAAAAAATATAATCGGTAATTAGCACTCTAGGCACTAGCCTATGGGTGCTTTTATATTGCCGTTTTGGTATTGTTAGGCGAAAAACAACAAGACACTAGGCGTGAGGTGTGGCTCACGAAAAACAAGCGAAACGTGAATTAGAAAGGAGTCAAGACATGACAAAAGAAGAATTAAAAGCATTAGGATTAACGGATGAACAAGCGGATGCAGTGGTTGCAGATTATGGCAAGAATTACGTAAGTAAACCACAATTCAATGCTCAATTACAATCGTTGAAAGACGAAAAGAAGAAAGTCGAAGAATTAACGGAAATGCAGAACGATTTAAAAACTAAATTAGAGGGCTTTACATCCGCGGGTGCTACAAGTGGTGCAGATATCGACAAATTACAAAAGGATTTGAAGAAGTTGCAAGAACAGTACGAGAATGCGGAGAAAGCAAGACAGGAAGAATTGAATAAACGTGTGCAGTCCGAGATTACAACGCAAGTAGTCGATGCGTTGAGTAAACATAACGCAGTGGATCCGAACACCTTAGCACAATTAATCATTCCAAAAGTTACCGTAGGCGAAGATGGGGCATATTCTTATACAGATGATAAGGGCAATGCACATTCTATCGCTGATGGCACAAAAGCATGGCTTGACGGCAATGCGTGGGCCGTTAAAAGCACGCAAAAAGCAGGTAGTGGTCACAATCGAGGAAATAATGACGGTGGCCAACCTATGACGTTAAGACAAGCCTTTGCGGATGCAATGGGTTTGCAAGAGTAATTAATTAAAGGAGAACAAACATGGCGGTAACATTAGCTGAGGCAAAAAAGAATGTCCAAGACGCATTACAATTGGGCATTATTGATGAGTACAGAAAATCTAATTTTTTATGGGACGCATTAACGTTTGACGATGTCGTATCCCCTACTGGTGGAGGAGCAACGTTGACGTATGCATATACACGATTATTAACGCAACCAACGGCGTCTTTCCGTGAAATCAATCATGAGTACACACCGCAAGAAGTAGAACGTCAACGTTATACTACGGATTTAGCAGTATTCGGTGGAGCATTCGAAGTTGACCGTATTATTGCTAATATGGGCGGTATTCTTGATGAAGTGCAATTTCAAACGCAACAAAAAATTAAGGCAGCATCCGCATTATTTAATGACACAGTAATCAATGGTGATTCTGCATTAGGTACACATGCATTTGATGGATTAGAAAAGGCATTGAAAGGATCTTCCACAGAAATCAATGCTACAGGGCAAGCTATTGATTTATCTACAGCCGATAAAGTGACAGAGAATGCTGTTAAATTCTTGGATATGTTGGATGAGTTCTTATCTTCCTTAGATGGTCGCCCAGGTGCCTTGATGGGTAATTCTAAATTAATCAACAAAATTAAAGCAGTAGCACGTCGTACATCCATGTATACGCAAACGGCTGACGCATTTGGTCGCCAAGTATCTACATATGATGGTATTCCGCTTGTAGACTTAGGAGCAAAAGCGGGTACTAATGACGATGTAGTAGCAACTAAAGCAGGCGATGGCACAACATCTTTATATGCGGTACGTTTTGGCTTAGATGGATTCCATGCTATCTCTATGGCAGGCCAAGCACCTGTTAAAGTATTCGCACCAGACTTCAAAACAGCAGGGGCGGTAAAACGTGGCGAGGTTGAGATGGTTGCAGGGGTTGTATTGAAAGCTACAAAATCTGCAGGCGTAATACGCAAT